ACGAGAGGCGATTTTTTTACAGTCGCAGATATATTACTGGCTAAAAATCCTGTATCGCTTGCAGGTGGTTGATCTTTAGCAGATGCTCTGTGATCTCTGCGCGGTCGATATTTTTTATACAATACCCCTGTGGGATTACCTCGCAAAATTGATTTTACGGCGTGATTTCTGACTTCATCGGCTGATCTTTGCAGAGATACAAAAACCTTTTCTTTTGCTATTTTTTTTCTCGCATCCAAGCGCTTTTGAAAAGTATTCAGATTGACAAATTCCACAGTCATACCGCAACACCCTCTTTTGCTCGAATGACAAGATATTTTTTTCTTTCGTCTAAATTGATAACTGAATCAATATTAAATATTTTGTTATCAAAACTTAATCGATTGCGAGTATCAACACCCGTCAAAAAACGCATTGTAAAGCGATATAAGCCCCTTTCGTCCACTACCCCTTGGTCAAACTTGACCTGTGCGGATAATTGCTCTACGTGCGCGAAAACCGTCTTATAATTAGACCAAGAAACAGCACGTCCTCCTCCTGCATCTGTGGTTGATGTCACTTGCTGAATGATTACTTTGTGGCGCATTGCGCCAATAGACGCACCATGTTTTGCCATTATCCCAAACTCAGGAGAGTTGAACTTCCAAGACCACCATGAATCACATAAGGTGAGTATAGTTTTTTAATCATTGGTGGCATCGATCGCGTTTGCAAATAATCTTTCATATCACCCCTTTGGTCATACATATATGCAACGTGCATGAGCATTCCAATTTTAAGCGGCTCTGGAACTAAAGACATAGTTGAATAACCAACTTTGTAAATTATTTTGATTGCGTTTGCTACCCTTAGAGCAACGGGAAAAGTTTCTCCCGTCCTCAAAACGATTCTTGCAGGCTCACGACTATTATCAACAAAATATTTCGTATTGGCAAAAAGCGTTGCATTATCAGAATCATCAAAAGTATGAACGCTCGTTACACTTTGCACAGGCGCTCTTGAAAGCGTGATGTAATTTTTATAATAATTCAGATAAGGACCCGTTCTTACGCCTTCAAATAGAGGATCATCTCGATCATCTATCGCATCCAAAAACATCGTCAGAGTTTGAGTGACAATAGCGCGGTTTGTATATTCTTCACAATATTGCCGCGCAGTTTTTCCCATCATCAACAAAATATCAAGATCATCATCATCTTGTACTCGACAATATGTTTTGATATCAGATGCCGTAAGCGGCTCGATCGTTGGCGGTGTTGTGACTGTTACTCCTGCCATACGGCATCCTTTTAATGTTCTGTAGCATCACCTGTATCAAAATTTGTGATAGATGCCAATTCATCGTCAGGTAACAAATCAATTAATCTTTTTCTATTTGATTCTATTGCCGCCTGTACATCACCGAATTTTAATTGCAACGCTGTCATATCTGATTGTAAATTACGCAGATGATTGATTACTAAAACAGCATCAGCGGACAAAAGTTCAACTGCCCATTCTTTTTGTTCGCCTTTATCATTATCAACAAACGTGAAAGTTTGCTTTTGCTCTTGAGGGTTTACTGCTTCCCCATTTTTTTCAATTGCGATTGCATCTGTCATGCTTGCTTTTTCTTCAATTGTACTCATAGCTTTTGCCTCTTTTGGTTGTAGTTCAAATGAACTGAGTTATCATATCAAGTGTATTTAGCAACGGCAAGACAAGCTAAAATGAAGGGATATACCGCCCACATCATTTTTTCCAAGCGCTCAAACCTAGCACTTCCTTCATCTAACCTTTGCTGAATATTTGCATATCTAATCGCACATTCTTTCTCATGTGCTGAAAGCTTGTCATCGTTAATTATTACTTCTGGCTTCGCCTTTTTCTTCATGGTGCTAATCCTTGATCATCTTCTTCTATGGGTAATGGTACAACGTTCAATCTTGTGACCTTTACTTCTGCATCAACCCACTCTGGTCTGCAAAATATCGTGCCTTCTTCAAATCCTTGAAAATAACTCCGCTCTCTACTAAGCTCCTGCGCTACCCAACGGCAATGTTGTGGATTAGAAAAGTACGTTGTCTTAGTTTCATCCTCTACTCCATCTATTATAATAACTAAAGCAATCACCAACTTGAGATTCATCGCCTATCTTGAATCATTAAATTTATCAGAGTTTTCAACTGGTCAGATGTTTGCTCATTAATTTTTACCTGATCGCTCAAAGAGTCACTAAGTTGATCGATTTTTTGACTGTTAAGCGCCGCCAACTTAGCTGTATCTGTCGTCTCTTGCTTCATCTCCTTTACAGTCTCGGCTATAATTTTGGTCTCCTCACTCGTTGCATCCGCTTGAGCAGTTAACGATCCCCAACTAATCGCAACTGGAATACTAGCCAATATTAATGGACCTGCAAAACTTATTGCCCATGAGGGCAGTTTAATTGATTCACTCATAATTTTCTCCTTTTAAAACAATAAGTTACGACCAAGGTGTGTCAAAAACGGTTAAGGGCGATTTTGATTCTTCGATTTGATTTGCAACACTTGCTTCAATTTCATCAACATCAATACTTTCTGAATCCTTGACCCAAGAAATGGCTATTTCTTCTGTAACATCTGAAAATTTTACATAGCCTTCTTTTGAAGCATTGGGTGAAAAACGCACACTTCCCCACATTCTACCACTGTGCGTTGTCTCTGCAACTTCAACGCTATCGACACATTCCCAATGAATCTCACAGATTCCGTCCTTTGGTAGTTTCGTTTTTTTCTCAACAGCAGTTACTTTCCAAGTCGCAGACATAACTATCTCCTTCAAGCTTTATAATCATTAGCTTTTTTTATAGCCGCATTGATTGAATCGAAATCTTCCTCTCCCCAGTCATCCATTGCCACAGCCATAGATAAATATCCTGCACTTCTCATGACTCGCTCTTTTTTCTCTTTGTTTGTCATGTCATTGCAAAAGTCATTACTGTCATCAAGACAGTTATCTATTACAGAAACACTACCCAAACATGCTGAGTACATTTGTGCTTTTTCTTCATCTGTCCTACTCATGATTTTCTCCCTTTAAAAATTTATATTCTATTTGAATATTTCCTTTGTTACATCATTTTTTTTCAAGTTCAGTAATTCTTGCTGTTAAAGATTCAATTATATCTTGTTGTTCTTGAATAGCTTTCGTTAAAATTGGTATTAACTTCTCATACTGCATACCATATTGCTTGCCATCTTCTGACATGGTAACAGCAAGATTTGTTTTATTTGCTTTGTCATAACCTGCGGCTTGCTCAAGTGCTTCAACATCTTGTGCCTTAAATCCAACATCTAACCAATCTTCTTTGTGAGTGCCATCTGGTGTATTATCATCATAGTTTGAACGTTTATCCCACTTGTAGGTGTAAGGCTTTAATTGTTTAACAAAATCTAAACCAACATCTAAGTCTGTAAAGTCTGTTTTATCACGCTCATCAGATGCAACTGTGAGTGCAACTTGTATATGAGCATTGGTAATATTTTCATCGCCAAGCACAATTTGATTAGCACCTGTAGTTATTTCTCCTCCAGGACTACCAGAACGACCTGCATCTTCGCCTAAGAATAAATTATTTGTGCCACTGGTCACATTAAGACCTGCCGCCCTTCCAACAGCAGTATTTCCTGAACCAGTGCAAGCAAACAAAGCTTCTTGACCTAAAGCGACATTATGGTCTCCACAGTTTGCACTTAATGCCGCATAACCAACTGCTACATTTTCTACACCGTCATCAGTATTATCACCACAAAGTGCACCGATAAATGTATTACGAAGACCAGTGGTTATATCATTACCTGCCTGATGACCAATAGCTACGTTAAACATATCAGTCGCTGATGCGGGGTTTTGCAAAACTAAAGCCCCTTGACCTATAGCAACAGATTTTGATCCAACAGTATTTGATCCTAATGCACCGTAGCCTATTGCAATATTGAAGTCTGCATCTGTGATTGCATCTCCTGCTAGGCTTCCTAATAATACATTTTGAACGCCCGTTGTGACACTTAATCCCGCACTGTGGCCTACTGCAACATTGTGCGAATCGTCTTGTGAAGTAATATTCAATGTGCCTAATGCATTATTACCTACTGCTACGTTTTTGTTTCCTTGGGTGTTTGCTGATAACGCAGAAACTCCTATTGCTAGATTGTCATCGCCAACCGTCACCGCATCTCCTGCTGTGCCGCCAAGGAAAGTATTTCGAAGGCCTGTAGTTACTGATAAACCTGCGTTATATCCAACTGCAACATTGTAAGTATCAGTGGCAGAAGTAAAGCTTTGCGCGGCTAAAGTACCACGACCAACAGCAACGGTTTTACTTCCTAATGTGTCTGACGTTAGAGCTGAAAAACCCAAGGCAACATTCTCATCGGCATCTGTTAACGCATCTCCTGCTAGGCCACCCAAAATGGTGTTAGATACTCCTGTGGTCATCGCGCCACCTGCTTGGTCTCCGATGGCTACATTGTAAGTATCTCCTGAACTTACATTGAAAGCGTCTAGTGCGCCTGTTCCAATCGCAATATTTAAATCAGCACCTGTATTGGCAAATAATGCATTTAAGCCGATACCGATGTTTCCTTCTCCAGAAGTATTAGCACTTAGCGCACCTACTCCAAAAGCTTGGTTGTTGCCGCCTGTACAAGTTGCACCTAAAGCATTATATCCAAAGGCATTATTTCCTGATGCTGTCGTTGCGCCATCACCTGCTAGGCCACCAACAAATGTGTTTTGAATTCCTGTGGTAACATTTTCACCTGCTCCGAATCCTATCGCAACATTGTAGCTATCTGTAGCACTTGTAAAATTTTGGGTTTTTAATGCAGACCTACCTATTGCTGTACTTCTTGAACCTAAAGTATCCCCACTAAGTGCCTGATGGCCTACAGCTACGTTGAAATCAGCGTCAGTTAGTGCATCTCCTGCCAAACCACCCATAAGAACATTTTGGAGACCTGTGGTAACATTTTCACCGGCCAATCTACCAACAGCTACGTTATAAACATTATTGCTACCAGAAAAATTTTGGTCTTTTAATGCATTTTCACCAATAGCTACATTATACCTTCCCGTAGTTTCACCGCCTAAAGCATTTGTACCTACAGCAATGTTGCCTAATCCTGTTGTTAAAGAATCTCCTGCGAGTCCACCAATCAGAGTCTGTCCAATACCTGTGGTTATGTTGTAACCTGCTTGGTGTCCTACCGCAACATTATGGGTATCTACAGCTGAAGAATTTACTTGAGAGTAAAGAGCTTGCTTACCTATTGCAATGCTTTTGCTTCCAACCGTATCCTGATACAACGCTTGAAACCCTATAGCCACATTATGGTCAGAATCAGTTAACGCATCACCGGCCTGACCTCCAATTATAACATTCTGAACTCCTGTTGTTACGTGGTCACCTGCTTGATAACCCACAGCTATGTTGTAAGAATTAGTTGTTGATGATTGATTTGCTCGTAGTAAAGCCTCTGCTCCAACTGCAACATTTCTTCTTCCTGCTGTTTCAGTGCTTAGTGCGGCATATCCTAGTGCAGTATTTCCTGCACCTGTGGTAATTGCATCTCCTGCCAATGAACCCATGATTGCTAGCTGAGAAGCAGAAGTTGCACTTCTACCTGCATTATGACCGACAGCAACATTATCACCGTTTCCTTGTTGGTCTAAGGTCTTTAATGCTTCACTTCCAATTGCAACATTTTTAATCCCTGTGGTTTCAGCACCTAAAGCACCATAGCCTATGGCAATATTCTCAGAGCCTGTTGTTAAGGCATCACCTGCTAGACCACCCATGATATTGTTTAGTGTGCCTGTGGTTACTGAAGCACCTGCATTGTATCCTACAGCTACATTTAAAGCATTTACTGTACTTCCAGTGTTACTTTGTAATCCTAACGCTGACCAACCTATCGCCACTGAATATTGACCTAAGGTTTCTACGCCTAAAGCGTTATATCCTAATGCCACATTTCTTTGAGAAGTTGTTAA